CTAGCGGAGCGGGCGGACGCCTTCGCACAACACAAAACCCAGGTCTCACGGCTCAGGGTTAAAGGAAAAAACATCATGTTGCGAGTAGCACTACTCGAGACTGGCGAGATCAAGTCGATCCGCGCCGAAGACTTCGACGAGGCGCTTCACCTGAAGCTCTCCGCCGACGCACCGATCGAAATGGACGCAGCCCGGTCGCCGGAACCTCGCGCCCAGGTCACAGGCCTAACGGAGAGCGACGTCGTTCGCATCTCGCAGAAGGCCGCCCTCGACTCCGAGAAGTCGGAACGGTCACGAATCGAAAACATCACGAAGCTCGGCTCGAAGTTCAACGCAAGCGACAAGGCCTCGAAGGCCATCGGCGCCGGCGTCACCTTCGCCGAGTTCCGCGAGGAGCTCTGGCTCGCCGGCGACACGCCCGGCGGCAAGACCCCGACCGGACAGCGCGAGTATCCCTCCATCGAGGGCAACCCGAACGAAACCGGAATGTCGACGGACGAGGCGCAAAATCAGTATTCAATCCTCCGCGCCTGTCAGTCGATCGTTTTTGACGACCCGTCACTTGCTCCCTTCGAGCGCGAGGTTTCGGCCTCGATCTCTTCGAAGGACGGCGTCGGTCGCCCTCGCGGTTTGTTCATGCCTCGCGAATTGCTGGGCGCTCCGCTCATGCCTCGCGGGTCTGAGGGAGCGATGGAAGCAGTCCTTCGCGCCGTCACCGCTGGCACGACTGGCGGAAACATGATCTCGACGAACCTGCTCGCGAGCTCGTTCATCGACATCTTGCGCAATCGCTCGGTGGTTCTCGAGCTCGGCGCAACCATGCTGCCCGGCCTTGTCGGAGATACCGACATTACGCGCCAGATCACAAGTGGCGCCGCTTCTTGGGTCGCCGAAAGTGGCTCGGCAGTCGACGCCGATCTGACCCTCGACCTGGTCTCGCTTCGCCCGAAGACACTCACCGCAAAGAGCAAGATCACGCGGCGAATGATGCTCCAGGCGACACCGTCAATCGAAGCCCTCGTTCGGGCCGACCTGGCTTCGGCGATTGCTCTCGGAATTGACACCGCGGCGATCTCCGGATCTGGAGCCGGCGCGGTTCCGCAGGGGATCCTCAACATGCCCGGCGTCGGCGCAGGCCTATCGCTCGGCGCAAACGGCGGCGCGCAGACCTGGCGCAATCAGGTTGAGCTCGTTCGTGCAGTCAAGTCGGCAAACGCCGACCAGGGCTCGCTCGGCTGGGCAGTGTCCACAAACGCCTGGGCGCATCTCATGGCCCGCCCGAAGTCCGGCACCGGCGAGAATGGTTTCATTCTCGCGGAACCCGGAGACCGCTCGATCGGTCGACGAATGGTCGCATCGGAACAAGTCCCGAGCAATCTCGTCAAGGCCGCCAGTGGAACGATCCTGTCCGCAATCATCTACGGCGCATGGGATCAGCTGCTGATCGGCGAATGGGGTTCAATGGACCTCTTCCCCGACATCTACACCGATGGCGACGAAGGCGCGACGATCCTGCGAGTGTTTCAGGACGCCGACATCAAGGCGCGCCACGAGGACGCATTCGCGGCCTCTCAGGAAGTCAACACGACTACTTGATCGACCAGCTCGTAAGCACTCACCACGAAGGCCGGCGGCGCTCTCACAAGAGGGCGCCGCTTTTCTTCACCTCATCGCACTACCGGAGGACCGGCACCAATGGCAAAAGGCAATCCCGAAGAGATTCCCGACACGCTCGTCGTCACAGCACGCGAGCGATTTGTCGGAACCAAGAAGAACAAGAAGACCGGACAGCATGACATCGTGGAAGTCGGCGACGACATCGAGCTCGATTACAACCTCGCATTGCGCCTCGAGCGTAGCGGGAAGATCGCGATCGACGACGAGCTCCGCGACGGCGTGAAGGCAAGCGTCAAGGCATCCGTCGCTAAGAAGTCCGCGACCGAAAAGGCCAGCGCAGCCAAGGCCTCGAAGTAGTGAACCCGGAAACCGCACGCGACCGGCGGACATTCGTCGAAGACTTCGGCGAGGTCTGCACGATCTCCCCGGTCGCGGGCGGTTCCCCGTTCGCTGTCACCGCCATATTTAACGATGGCCCCTCTCGGTCGTCCGATCTCGACGTCGCGGCGTATGGCGATATGAACATCGTCGGATCGAATCCGCATCTCGAGATGAGCAAGGAAGACCGCGCCAAGGTCTCGCTGCTCGACGTGATCGAGATTCCGTCGCGGCGTCCCCTGACCTATCGAATCCAAACGATCGAGCCGGAAGACATCGACGGCGGGTTCTTTACGATCGAGCTCCTCGAGGCCTAACCCATGCCGAACCTCACCGGAATCGAAGCGGCGAACACTCTCCTCGGTTCGCTCCGAGCTCTTTGGGCCACACACACTGATTTTACAGGCGTCGACATCGAAGCGCCTCGCCTCAATGACATCGACAAACGAGTCGCCGGCGACAAACTCATCTCGCTTGCGATCCCTGGCATCGAACTGCGAGAGAAGACAACCGCCGAAGCTCCCCGCGCTTGGATTCAAGACGCGACACTTCAGGTCTTCGTCCTGGTCGAGTCGGCCTATCCGGTCGGCAATCCCTCCGGCGATCCGGCCGCCGCAGTGCTCGACGTCCTGAACCCGCTTGCCATCGCCACGCAGAAGCGAATCGAGACGGACCTGCACGCATTACAGGAACCGCTAGTCAAAACGGCGATGTCGAAGCAGTTCCTCGACTGGTCCTTTGAGTCCTACAACGCGGGCGTTGATAACAAGAACTCCCGGCTCCAGGCCCTCGGCGTCTTCAACTATTCGATCGGGTTCTACGTCCCCGAATATTTCGACGAGACCGCGCTAGTCGATCTCACCGGAATCGACGTCGACTACAAACTTTATGGCGGAATCGGGAACACGTTGTTCCCAGACCCTCCTCAAGCGCAGGACGACGAGACGCTCCCATAGAGCCGAGCGTCCAGGTCTAAACCTACCGGCCGGCTCGAGATCGTCGCTCTCCGGCGATCCTCGACGGCCACTTTTAGGAGCTCGATCAAATGCCGACAACTACCCCCGCCCCAGTCTTCACGCCGGAAGTCGGCGATCCGGTCGTCGTCGAGGTGCTCGAGGGCTCTCGAGTTCGCGATCCGATCTCGATGTCCATCATCGAAGGCGCGAAAACTGTCGTCTGGAGTGTGTTCTTCCAACGCCGACTGAACGACGGCTCGATCTCGATCTTCCCATACACCCCCACCACTACCCCTGATGAACCGGCACCCGCCGGTGAGGAGCTCTAAACATGCCCGGTTTTTCTCAGATTCCACTCACCCTCAGAGTCCCCGGCGCATTTGCCGAGGTCGATCCAGTCGTCGCGCAGCAAGGCCCCGGCGTCTTTCCGTTTCGGGCGCTGATGGTGGGCCAAAGAAATAACTCCTTTCCTTTCCTGACTATTATTCCGACGACTTCCGCGTCTCAGGCGCGCGAAGACTGGGGACCCGGGTCAACCACTCACCTTATGGCCGAGGCGTATTTCGATTCAGGCGCCGCGATTCCGCTCGATATTGTGACAGTCCAAGGCGGCGCCGGGGCGACTTCCGCCTCGACGACCTGCGTCGTCTCCGGAACCATCGCGACCCCTGGCTCGGTTTATATGTATGTCGCTGGGGTCCGTCTCGCGATCACGGCATCTGTCGACGCCACCACAACCGGACAGGCAATCATCGACGCAATCAACGCGAACCTAGACCTACCAGTCCGGGCGACCGGCACCGCGCCCTCGGTGGTCCTCACCGCAGTAAACAACGGGGTAATCGGAAATTCGATAGATGTCCGATTTAATCACCTGCCCGGCGAGGCTTTTCCCGGCGCGATCTCGATCACGTCGCCAGCGATGACCGGCGGAGTCGGAGAGCCTACCTATGCAGGCTTGAGCGCGCTGATCGCGGCGAACCGCTACGACATCGTAATCGACGCTTATGCAACGACAGCATCGTTGGATTTCTGGGCCACTGAAATGTCAGGTCGAGCCGATGCCCTGGTCGGATTTCCGGGGATGCACTTCGTCGGTGCTAGTGGAACCCACGCCGCACTCGTCTCGCTCACCGGGACGAGGAACAACAAATTCGAATGCGTGGTCGGGCAAGAGGTCCAGCCCGCATGGGCAGTAACTCGCGGCGCGGCGGTCGCCGGACAGGCGGCGAAGTTCCTCCAAGATGACCCGGTCCGGCCGCTCACCGGCCGGAAGCTCCTCCCCGGCCTCGGGGCGAACACCGCCGACGAGTTCACCCTCGCCGAGCGTGACCTCCTGCTTCACGACGGCATCTCAACGATCCGTTACGACTCGCAGGGTCGGCCGAACATCGAGCGGCTGATTACGACTTACCAGGAGACGACCGGCGGCTCGCCCGACGAGGCATTCCTCGACGTGCAAACCGCGTTCGGTCTCGCCTACCTGCGACGGTCTTACACCGCGAACTTCGGGATTCAATTCGCAAGCCACAAGCTCGCGGACGATGGGACAGTCGTCGGCCCTGGCTCGGTCACAGTGACCCCGGCCATCGCAAAAGCTGACGCGGTCGCTTGGTATTCCGGAATGGTTCGCGCCGGCGTCGCCGAAGATCTCGCCGGGTTTATCGAGAACACGACATTCCAGCGAAGCGCAACCGACCCGAATCGACTCGAGGGATTCCTCGCGGTCAACCTGCAAAACCAGCTTCGCGTGTCTGCGACGCTCTTCCAGTTCCAGCGATAGGCTGGGCTAACAAAAAAGGATCTTGATATGTCGGCACCTGGACTCGTGAAGGCCGGAATCGCTTCAATGCGCGTGAACGGAAAGCCTGTCACCGTGATGGGAAATGTAGTAATCGGAATGGGAACCGAGCTTCGCGAGACGCTGAAAAGCGCGACCGGGCCTGTAGGTTTCAAGGCGGAGAGCGGAACCCCCGCGCTTGCATTTCAGTCGGTCCACGACTCGAGCATCGACCTCAAGGAACTCTTCGAGCTCGCCGGCGTGACGATCACGCTCACGCTCCGCGACGGGACGGCATTCGCTTACACCGACGCTTGGAGCCTGTCCCCTGGTGACTTCGAGACCGAAGAAGGCAAGATCGAACTCGCGTTCAACGCTCTTTCAATCGAGCAAGTTTCGTCGGCTTCATAACCCGCCGACAAAGGAGAGCAAGGCATGGCGACGAAGGACCGGCAGATCGTAACTACATTTGCACTTAAGACCCCCATTCACGCATTCGGGGAAGAGATGCGCGAGCTCGCCTTTTATGAACCGAAGGCGAAGCTCCTCCGCGAGATCGAAGCAAACGACCAGATGGGAGAGCAATCCCTCGCGATCGTTTCAAGTCTCACCGGGATTCCTGTCCCGATCCTCGACACGCTATCGCTCGAGGATGGCTTCGTCGCGATCGGAGTGGGAGCGAACATCGTAAAAAAAAATTCAGAGCCGGCGGAGAGTCGGCTCCGGGCACTCGGGATCTTCGACGATTCAGAAGAGTCGAAGGAAGAAGCGAACGAGCTCGAGGGCGGCTCGGCGTCGGAACCGAGGCACTAAGTAACTCGAGCGTGTTCTTCATCGTCTGGCGTCTCGACGAAGACTGGCGCGAACCGTTCGGAATGCTCGCCGCAGCATTCGGCTGGGCGCCTGACGTCCTGGACGAACTACTCCTCGAAGATATTCCACACTGGGTAAAACAAGCGAAGCGATGGGGCTTCGGGGGAGCATATGGCCGGAAAACGTAAAGAGCGGTTCTCCGTCGTCCTGGGCGCCGTCGACAAGATCTCGGAACCCATCAGGAAGATCAATCGCCGCGTCGAGTCGATGATGGCGCCAATTCAAAAGCTCAAGCGACAGATGAAGTCGCTCTCGAAAGAGGCCGGATTCGGCAAGCTCGGCAGCTCGATCGGCGGAGTCGGTAAGCAAATCGCAAAGCTCGGCGCAGGCGCCGCCCTCGCCTTTGCAGGACTATTCCGCGCCCTCGATCGAACCTCGAGCTCGATGGACAACCTCGCGAAGACAAGCCGGGCTCTCGACTTCCCTGTCGCCGAATTTCAGAAGTGGAAACAGGTCTCACAACTGGCCGGCGTCGGCGCCGAGAATTTCGACAAGTCTATCAAAAAGCTATCAAAGAACGTCGGCGAGCTCCGCCTGAATACGGGCGCAATGTCGACGATTCTCGACAAGGCCGATCCAGCATTCAAAAAGCAACTTCAGAACACAAAGTCGAACGGCGAGGCCTTCGAACTCGTCATCAAGAGAATGCGCTCTCTTACGAATGCTCAAGACCAGGCCGCACTCGCTCAGGCGGCTTTCGGCCGCGGCGGCATGGAGCTCATTAACGTCGCGAAGATGACGGCGGAGGAAGTCGCAAACCTGAAGAGCCAGGTCGAGGGAAACGGCGGGATCATCTCCGCCGAATCCCTCGCAAACGCCGAAGCCTTCCAGGACTCACTACTCCGAATGAAGACCGCGCTCGGCAACGTATGGGCCGAGACCTCGGGGAACCTCTTCCCGATCGTCGAGAAGATGATGGACGGTATTCGAGAGTGGACGACGGCGAACAAAGAACTAATTCAAACAAAAGTCTCCGCATTTCTAAAAGAATTCATAGCCGGCGGGAAGAAGCTATTCGGCATCATCAAAGAATGGGGTCCGAAATTGTTGGCACTGACTAAACGCTTCGGCGGCTTGAAGCTCGTAATCGGCGTGATCGCCGCTGTAATATTCCTACCCCTTGCCGCCGCGGTCCTCGTGGTTGGCGCGGCCTTCACTTCGACTGCCGGCTTGGTAACACTCGCCGTCGCTGGAATCGCTCTTGCGATCGGGAAAGTCGTCGCCAATTGGAAAAAGATCAAGGCGGCCTTCTTTGATTCGAAGGTCGGCGGCTTCATATCAGACACATTTAACGCGATGGGCGGCGCGGCATCGCTTCAAGCCAACGCGGCGGCGTCGGCTCAGTTCGCACCCGGCGCAGTAATTCCTCAGCCTATCGACGCGGCGCAGCTCGCCCCTGGCGCCGTCGCACCCGGCGCCTCTCAGGCGGCACCCGTCGAGCTCGTGATGAAGATCGACCAGGACGGCAAAGTGACAGGGATCGAACCGGACACAGGCTCAGCGGTTAAGGTCACGGCCGAAGGCCTATCAGGCGAGGCGTTCTAATGTCATTTGACGCAGGGTTCGAACCGGATCCGGCCGCGGACTGGAAGAGCCGGCTCCAGGCGGCCAGCTTCAAGGGCGTTCCGTTCTTCACCCTCGACGCGAACTATTCATTCGGGCGCAGGCTCGAGATCAACGAATTCCCAGACCGCGAGATTCCGCACAGTCGCGACCTCGGCCGCTCCGCCGATCGGTTCTCGACGTCGGCCTTCGTCGTCGGCCCAAACTACGACCTCGACCGCGACAAGTTAATCGCCGCCCTGCGATCTAAGGGCGAGGGCGAACTTGTTACAGAACGTTACGGAACGCACCGGGTCCGAATCGTCTCCGGCTCGGTCAAGGAAGAGGGCAAGAGCGGACGCTTCGCAAAGATCGTTTTCACGGCGGTCGAGGCCGGCGCAAACCGCTCGCCCGGCGTCACGCCTGACACGGTCGGCAAAGTAAAGGCCGCCGCGGTCGATGCCCAGGAGAGCTCGCTCACCTCCTACCTTTTAAAAGTCGACAACGGCGTCGGCTGGGTAAACGACAACGTCGTCGCTACGTCAAAAGCGGCCCTCGAGATATTCGACCGCGGCCTCGCACTATTGCAGCGAAGCGGTCCGGCTCTCGCGATTGCCGAGAAGTCGTCGGCGCTTGCCTCAAATATCACTTCCGACAGCGATCTCCGCCTGGCTCATTCCTTCGCCGAGACCGGCTCGGGGATCCTGGACATCGCCGCTGAGATGGCGGCCGTCTCTGAAACTGTCGCCGAGCGTCTCCGCGTGCTCGAGGGAATGCGCCACGACGGCGAGGACATTATCGGCTCGATCCTCGGCCCAAACACTCCGCGCAATGCTTCGGCGACGCTTACACCGGACGAGATTCTCGCAAACACGAACCGCCTCGCCCTCGGCGATATGGTCCGCCAGGCAATTGTGATTGCTCGCGGCCTGGTGCTGATCGAGGCCGACTTCACGTCAGAGGACGAGGTCGCCGAGCTCCGCGACAACTTTCTCGGCCCGATCGACGAA